GTGCCTTACGTTTCAACCTCAAGGAAATAAAATATGGCATTTAATTTAATTCGTAATAGTCGAGTATTCTGGACAAGTAACGTTAACACAACTACTGGTGCAGTTAACAGTTCTGGATTTCTCCCATCTAATACTCGCGAAATTCAAGTACTGGAAGGATTTTCGTTTAGTCAAAATACTACTTCAGAAACAGTCACACTAAACGAAGCCGGTGCTACACCAGTTCGTGGACAGCGTAGTTTTAATACTGCTCTTGATCCAGCTGATTTTAGCTTTACAACTTATATGCGTCCACAAGATGCTGGTACTACAATTACCTGCGAAGAGTCTGTTTTATGGAACGCTATGTTCTCGGACAAACCCATTGGTGACGCAGCAGCAGCTTGGACTGATGGTGCCACTTCTGCAGTAGCAGTTTTAACAAACTCCAACAAGCATCAATTACACGCTTTTGGTTTAATTATTGTTGTTGATGATACAACTTTTGTTATTGACAACTGCGTGTTAAACACAGCTACAATTGACTTTGGTTTGGATGCTATTGCTTCCGTGCAGTGGGCTGGTCAAGGCGGTAGCTTGCGCCAAATTACTTCACCAACAATTACAGCTAACTTAAACTTAACAATTGGTGGAGCTTTGGGCGGAACTTTACAAGGTACATTCTTGCAAAAAGTAACTAATTGCCCTTATATTGCTAACAAATTAAGCGTTGTTACACTAGACGAAGAAATTGGGTCTGGCGGTACTGCTTATAACGTTGCTTTAACTGGTGGTAGTTTGACAATTTCAAACAACGTTACTTATTTAACACCTGCTAACTTAGCAACTGTTAATAAGCCTGTTACCTACTTTACAAGTACACGTGCTATCAGTGGTAGCTTAAATGCTTATTTGCGTACTGGCACTGGTAACACTGCTGCGTTAATGCAATCAATGTTAAATAATTCAGCTACAGCTGTTAACCCAGCCTTCTACATGAACATTTCAATTGGTGGTACTGGTACTACTAAAGTTGACTTTACAATGCCTGCCGTTGTGTTAACAATTCCCACAGTTAATGCTGAACAAGTTGTTTCAACAACTATTAACTTTACTGCTCAAGGCTCTGCAAGTAGTGCTTTTGATATCGGTGCAGCCAATGAGTTGACTGTTACCTACACAACTCCACAAGTTTAATAAACTGATCTGGGCTAAGCATGGTGCTTAGCCCATTGTATTCACAAATAATAAAAATATGTCTGAAATTTCTTTAAAATCCCTTTTAGTTCCTAGTAAATCTGTTGAAGTTGAATATCCTGGCATGCCTGGTTTCAAAGTTAACCTTGCGTTTTTAAGTCGTGAAACACTGCTTAACATTCGTAAGAAGTCAACAAAAACTTCTTTTAAAAATCGTCAAGCTTCAGAAGAGTTTAACGAAGACTTGTTCTTACAACTTTATGTTGAAGCTGCAGTTAAAGGTTGGGCAGGACTTAAGCTGTCTTATCTTGAACAATTAGCCCCTGTTGATTTAACAGGACAAAAACCAGATGATGAACTAGGGTTTACACCCGAAAATGCACTGTACTTAATGAAAAACTCAAGTAATTTTGATGGCTTCATTAGCGAACAGGTCTCAGACTTGGGAAACTTTTCGAAGAGCAACTAAGTTACGTTACTAAGTTGCTGACAAACTATATGCAAAACAGCAGCGTTGCAATGACTAAAGAAGCATACTTTGAAATGTGTGAAGCTTTAGGCAATAAACCTGCAGAGGATGAAATTCCCGTTGAGTTTGAAGATTTTCCCTTGGAAGTTCAACAAGCACTAATTGCATACAGGATGCTTCGAGATGAGTGGGATTCAATGAATGGTATTTACTTAGGTAAATCACTAATTGGTATCACAGAAGTTTTAGAAGCTACAGAAATTGATCAAGAAGATAGAAAGTTTATAACTATGCTTGTTCGCACTATAGATGGTGTAAGAATACAAGAGATCAATAATAAACAAAAACTTGAAAAGCCCGCTAAGTAACTTAGTGGGCTTTTTTATGCTTTGAAATTTTAGATATTGACAAGTTTGACCATATGTGCTATAATGGTCCTAATGAAAAATATCTAATTTTTTAATATGCCACACATTCCTTTCAGGAGGGGCTCTAATGACCAATAAGGTAATCGTAGAAGTTGAAATGCTGGACTCTAAGAAGTCGCTTAACAACTTAGACCAAAGCGCTAAACGCGCAAATAAAACACTTGAACGTACTAAAGAATTAATGGCGGGTACAAAAGGTGGAGGCGGAACAAAATCAGCGTCTGCTGCTTTTGGGCAAACCGAATATAATACAGCTCGCGGAACTGTAGGCACAGGTGCAGCCGGTCGTGATTTCTCTAAACAATCACGTGAACTTGGTGGATTAGTTCGTTTATATGCTACTTATGCTGCTACTCTTTATGCTACTGAAGCTGCTTTTCGCGCACTCAGCCAAGCTATGGATACTACAAACATGATAGAAGGTTTAAACCAACTAGGCGCTGTTAGTGGTGTAGCTATGGGTGGTTTAGCAAAACGCTTTTCAGAAGCCAGTGGTGGAGCCATTAGCTTACGAGAGTCTATGGAAGCAACTGCTAAAGCTGTTTCCAGCGGGTTGTCACAAGCACAATTCTTAAAGTTGGGCGAAGTAGCTAAGAGGGCTTCACAAGCACTAGGTGTTAATATGTCGGACGCCGTTAGTCGTTTGACTCGCGGTATTACTAAATTAGAGCCTGAACTTTTAGACGAATTGGGTATCTTTACTAAACTTGGTAAAGCTACTGAAGATTATGCACGTGTTATTGGTAAACCAGTTTCGGCACTAACAGACTTTGAAAGACGTCAAGCTTTTGCTAATGCAGTGCTTGAAGAAGGTGCTCGTAAATTTGGACAAATTCAAATTGAAACCAATCCTTATGACAAGTTATTGGCTACGTTAAAGAATGTATCACAAGCAGGCTTAGAAATTATTAACACGGTACTAGCGCCTTTTGCTAAGTTACTGTCAAATAATACAGGTTTATTAGTTGGTGCTGTTGCACTAATTGGTGCTAAAATTATAAAAGATGCACTACCCGCTATTGGAGAATGGCGTACAGGATTAAAAGCCGCAGCAGATGCCGCTAGAAAAAGTAGTTCAGATATTTCCGCAAGTTTTGGAGAAGGATTTGTTGAGCGTACTAATGCTGCTTTTAAAGTACCTCAACTAGAAGCTAATTTAAAGAAATCAGAAGAAGCTTACCGTGCAAGTCGCGCTAAAATGGCTACAATGGATAGCGATCTTTCTAAGCGAGTACTTAAAGGCGGAGAGGGAACTGATGAAAAAAGTTTAAGATCACAACAATCTAGAGTTACTAGAGAAATAAACAAATTAAAGGCTGACGGCCTAGCCATTGATAATGCACAAATTGTAGCATTAGAAAGACAAAAAGCTACTATAATTGCATTGAAGAATGATTTAAAGTCTTTAGCAGTTGCTAAAAATGCCTCCTTAGATAAAGCAGAATCAGGCGGCGGCAGTATGTTTGAAAGAATGGGCGACTGGTTACGCGCTAGTTCTGCTAAAGGTGCTCGTGATAAAAGCACGCGATTAGATATATTAAGTAACGTAAGTAAAAATCAAACAGAAAAAGGATTTGGATCTGCTATTGGTACAATGATGAAAGAACTGGATGCACTGCCTGGTAAATTCCAAAAAGTGCGCACAGGTATAGCTGGAATCGTTATTGCAGGTGCTGGTTCAGTTGGTACAGCTATATCTGGCTTAAGCAGATTTCTGGGTCCCGTAGGCATAGGCTTAGCAGTATTACAAGCTGCATTACCCCTATTTAGAAGCAATGAAGAAGCAGCTGCGCGCTTCTCAGGCTCACTAGATTTACTAAAAGAAAACGCAGAAAATGCTTTCAGAGTGTTAGAGCGTTTAAGCAAATTAGATCCATTAGAACGTATTTCTTTAGATAGTTTAGATGCTAAAGCAACGGCTTTGGAAAGTCTTGGAACCAGTCTAACTAAAGCGTTTAATGATTTTGAGACTGAGTTAGCTGGTCGTAATTGGGCAGATAGCACAGTTAATTTTTTAGCTAGCATTATAGGTCGTAGCTCAGAACAATTATTAGCTAAACAAGTAACCAGTTCAATAGAAAAAGCAGTAATGTTAGCTGGGAGTGCTCAACAATCTACCGAAATCAAAGATGAAATAGGCAGAATGTTAGGATTAAATTCTGGAGCTACTTTTGCTGCAATTAACACCGCGCTAGCAGATGCTACTCCGCAACTAAGAGCCGCAGTTTCACAGTATGTAGAGGATGCTGGTAAAAAAGCAAAAGCATCTACAGGATCATTTAAAGCGTTTAGAGATGGTTTAGCTGAAAGTGGTAAGGTATATCAAGACCTTATAAATACTACTAAAAACTCCACTCCATTAACTAAATTCGCAGAAGACTCCACTAAAAAGCTACTTGAACTTGACAAGATATTATCAGGCGGAACTCTATTAACAAATTTAATTGGTTTAAGAGAAGTTTCTAAGGACATTAACTTTTTACAATTATTTCCAATAGAAGCTGCAAAAAATATATTAGATACCTCTAATAACCTAAATAATCTTAGTGAAGATTTAGCAGAGGTAGAGTCGAGACAAAGTATTTATAATGCTGCAATAGAGCGACAGAAAAAATTAATTGAAGAAACTAAGTCTGGAATTTTTCCAATATTTGCTGATATTGATAATACTGTTGATAAAGCTAAAGCATCTATAGCTCAATTGGAAAAACTAAACGCGGGATTAAATTCTACCAGAGAAGGCATTAAAGGAAAATTTGAAAGTGCTGCAGCAGTATTTACCGGTGCAATGCGTCAAGGGTTAATTACAAATATTGAAACTTTTACTGAAGGCCTACGTGTTGCTGCGGCAAAAGCAGGACTAGAAATTAAAAAAGCTGCTTTAGGCGGAGTAGTCGATGAAGAGCAAAAGATTAAGCTACAAGGAAAAATAGATCAAGCGTCATTTGCGCTAGAAAAGCAAACATTGGATATGCAAGGTAGACTTTTAAAATCTAATTTAGATTTAAAAATAGCGGTAATGGAGAATACTCTTGCTCAAACAGTAGCTAACTCAGGAATGGGTCAAAAGCCTGGTGAAAATGACGAGATGTATAAGAAAAGACTAAAAGCAGAGCAGGACGATATCCAGAGTAAAACAACTACTCTTGATTCTTATAAAAGAACTAGTACTAGTTCTTTATCTGCAAATTTAGCAGAATTGAAAAACTCATCTATGAGTCGTGGCGGATCAAACCCTGCATTAATGCAAGGCATTGCCTTAGGCATAGAAGCAGGAAAAGCACGAGACGATTTAAACGCTCAATATAAAACTTTAGGTGGCAAGCAGGAAGCGTCCGAAATTACTAAAAATCTTAGCTTAATAGATGCCCGAGGTAACAAACGTTTAAAAATTCAAGCAGAAGGCGAAGCACTTTTAGCACTAGAGTTCCAAACTTTAGAACGTCAAAAAGCAACTATGAGTGATGCAGAGTATCTTGCTAAAAAAGCAGGTCTAGATATAACAAAAGAAGAATTTAATTTACAAAAAGCAGAGATACAGGCAAGTATTATACTAGAAAAAGCGCAAGAAGCTAGAAAAAACATGGATAAAGACGAAGCCGCCAAAAATATTAAAAACTCTGAATATTTAGCAGGAGTTATTAAATCTCAGGCAGCTGCTCAAGCAGAAAGTACTACACTAACGGCTACACAGGCTGTTAACGTTGCTACTTCAGTTGCCGCTAAACAGCAAGAAATTGATAAAAATGCTCAACTTGATAAAACAGCAGGATTTATTTTAGAGTCACAAATTGCTGCAAATAAAGAAGCTCAAGATTTATTAGCAACTAAAGATAGGTTGGGAGAAATAGACAGCGAGTCTTTAAAGAAACAACTAGATATTTTAAAAGTAGAAGAATTAAAACTGGATCAAACTAAGCAATTAACAGCAGCTCAAGTAGCTTACAGACAAGAAATAGAAAAATTAGATCTAGCACAGCAACAGGCCGGAGGCCCACTTACAGGGACAAGAAAAGCGGAGGATGAAACCGCTAGAGCCAGGGCTTTAGAAAACTTTGAAGCTCAGAAAAAAGGTATCTTAGGAGTTACTGAAGCACAAATTAGAAGTGCTGAAGTACTAAGAGATACTACAACTCAGCAACAAACGTATGTTGATCTATTTAAACAAGCTTTTAAAGGTATGGAAGACGCTATTGTTAACTTTACTAAAACTGGTAAATTAAGTTTCAAAGACATGATTAATAGTTTTATTGAAGGTTTATTACGTTACGAAATACAACAGCAACAAATTGCTTTATTCTCAGGAATGGGTGGTGCTGGCGGTCTTGCTAAATTATTCTTCGGGGCAATGACTGGTGTAGGAACTCCTGGTAGTAATACTTTTAACGGTCCTCTTCCAGAAAGTATGCTAGGCCCATTAAAGCTTAGTGCTAAAGGCAGCGTTTATGATACTGGTTTAACACAGTTTGCTAAAGGTGGAATGTTTACTAACTCAATAGTCTCGTCACCAACATTATTCAAGTTTGCTAAAGGCACTGGTTTAATGGGCGAAGCAGGACCCGAAGCTATTATGCCCCTAAAGCGCGATAGTAACGGTAATCTTGGAGTCAGATCAGGCGGCGGTTCAAACGTTGATGTAGTTGTTAATAACTACGGTAACGAAAAAGCAACTACTAAAGAAACTATGGACTCACGTGGAAATCGTCGTATTGAAGTAATGATTGGGGATATGGTAGCAGGCGAATTAAATCGTGTAGGCTCAAACACTCAACAAGCAATGACCTCTAGTTATGGTACATCACCACTAGTGGCAAGGAGATAATATATGCCAATAGCATGGCCCGCATCGCTTCCGCAAGTGCCTCAAAAAGGCTTTACTGAATCGGTTGGAATTAATGTTATACGCTCACAAACAGATGCTGGCCCTGCGAAACAAAGACGCAGGGCTGCGCGTCCAAATGAGTTGAGTGTAAACTTTTTAATGACTACCCTACAGACTCAGAAGTTAGAAGACTTTATAAAAAATCAACCTACAAATACTACTACGCCTGGTATTGCAGGCGTTAATCGTTTTACTTTTCCACATCCACGAATACTTGGTACAACTATAGAAGTACGAATCATACCTGGTAGTGGAGGTGAGTTTTTTAATTTGCAATATATGGCACCAGGATACTGGTCTACTAGTCTTAAATTTGAAGTAATGCCATGAGCAGACTAAATAGTTTATCACAATCAGCTGTTAAAGCAATGTTTGCCTCGGAAACTCCCGAGGCATTAATTTTGCTTATTACTATTACTAATCCAGCAGATCCTGCAAATCCTATTCGTTTAGCAGATGGGTATACAAATCGCATTGCGTCATTAACAACAGATACAGACGTTACATACGGAGTAACTAGTAATTCAGTAGATTATTTGTTTATGCCTATGCAAATATCTTTACCTGGTGAGCAAGAAGCAGGAGCAGCACAATGTAGCTTAGTTTTAAACTTTGTTACTCGCGAAGCCATTGATATTGTTCGTACTCACTTAACAAGCCCTGTTAGTGTACAAATAGACCTAGTACTAGCTAGCAGCCCAGACAGGGTTGAAACTAGTTTTTCAGGGTTTAAAATAACTAATGTTACGTATAATGCAGAGCAAATAACATTTGATTTAAATATGGTTAGCCTTAGTCGCGAGCCTTTTCCGTGTTTTACATTTACTCCAGCCAACTTTCCAGGACTATTTTAATGAATTATAATAAATATATTGGATTACCTTATGCCTCTAATGGCAGAGACGAAAGCGGAATTGACTGCTGGGGATTAGTGCGTTTATTTTATAAACAAGAATACAATATCGAACTACCAAGCTATACTGAAGAGTATGCTGGTGCTTACGATACCCGTATTCTTGATATGATGGATCAATATAAAAATAACTGGGCACAAGTCACTCAACCTGAAGTCGGCTCTGTTATAGTATTCAATATATTAGGCGAACCTTTCCACGTAGGCGTCTACGTTGGCGAAGATAAATTTATACATGCCCGTGACGGCATGGACAGCGTCTTAGAGTCCGTTAATAGCCCTAAATGGACTAAGCGCATTGAGGGCTATTATAAATATAGTACACAATCTAGCACAGTGCTAGCAGGCAAACCTCACCCTTTTAAAAACACTAACTACACAGAAGTAGTTATAGCGGGCTCTACATTAGCTGATGTATCACAAAACATAATTGATACTTATAAAATTAGCGACTACTTTGCTAAAAAGTTAATATTGTTCTTAGACGGTATTAAAATTCCGCAAGCAGACTGGAGCAGTGTACGCGTACAAGCAGGTCAAAACATAGTTTATAAAGTAGTGCCTGAAGGCAAAGATACTTTCCGTATGATTGCTATGATTGCCTTAATGGTTGTTGCAGCTCAGTTTGGCGGTGCAGTAGGCTTCGAGCTCGGCATGACAGAAACTGTAATGGTAGGTGGAGTAGAAACTACTGTAGTTACTTCAACTGGTAAAATTGTAGGTACAATGGCTATTAATATGGCAGGTATGGCACTTATTAATGCCGCCTTTCCTATTCGCCCATTAAATGGAAAAGACCCAGGAAGTTCTGCACCTGTAAATGCTTTTAGCGGTGCTTCTAATCAAGCTAATCGTTTTGGGGCAATTCCTGTTGTGCTTGGTAAAATGCGTAGTACTGCAATGCTTGCAGCAATACCTTATGTAGAAACACTAACAGATACCAGCTTACTACACTTATCCCTTGTATGGGGATTCGGCCCACTAGCAGTTGATGACATTCGTGTAGGCGCAAAAACTTTAAAC